TGCTGGGCGATGTTTTTAGCGTTTGGCTCGTCAATGCCCAATTGCCCCAAGCGCTTGTCGTATTTACCTTTTAGCAAATCATCCGTTATTCGTGTTTGAGTAGTAACTGCGTGCCACTGCTTCATGCCAGCAGTCCACTGGTTCATTAAGTTGATAGAGCTAAACTTAGAAGCAGCCGAGCGAACACCTCTTTCAAAAGCTGTGCCACCTTGAGCGTAATCGGCCACATCAGCCAATATCTCAGCACGACCACCCATAAGAGCGTCTGTGCCAACACCTGCTAGCTTCGCCTCTCTAGCAGCCATCTTAAAGCCCTTTAAGCCACCACCTAAAGCGCGAACCCCTGTACCGAAAACCCTAGCTACGCCCTCACCAGCCACAAGCCTCCCAACGTCAGGAATGCTCGAAGCAACAACACCACCAAGCAGGCGCATATAATTCAAGTCCCTTGAGACTCTAGCAATACGAACCCAAGGATTGTCTGCATCCGCTATATTGTAACGGTTGCGAATTCTATCCCGCATAGCAGAAATGTCGCGTATATCAGAATCTCTACGCTTAGCTAAGCTCTTAGCTTCTTTTGGAGTTTTGGCCGCTTCTATTCGCGCGTTCCATGCCTGCTCTATTTGTTTTATCTCTGGCCACGTCTTGGTATCCATGACCTCCACCCCAAATTCACGAACCAGCTCAATATCTGGAACCGTCTTTCTGGTGTAGATGTTAGACAAAACTTCAATGTCATTTTCTAGGAAGTCATCTACTAGAGAATCCTCAATATCAAAAGAGCGTTTTTTGAATGTCGAAGCTAAACCACTGGCTCTACCTGAACCCTTCGATAGATTATCGCCTATCTTATAGTCATAATCTAATCGTCCGTCTGGGGTGGATATAATTCGGCCAAATATCTCACGCGCAAGCTCCTGCGCATCGCCAGGCTCCAAGTCGGGCTGCCTCTCTGTTAGCCAACGAGAAACAATTTTATTGAAGTTGGCAGATTCAGATATAAGCTTTTGTTTATTCCAAACTCGGTTCAAGTAATTCTTCGCCGTTGTTACATTGACATCATCAGGAAGCAGACCAGCAGAAATTGCCTCATTTTTCACAGGCTCATAAACTTTTGAATTATAAATGTCTGCCACTTTTTGAATGTCTGGATCTTCAGAGCCATTGCGTACAGCCTTGCCAACCTCTTCAGAAAATTGCCTACGGTTTAAAGTCCCGCCATTTTTTTTGTATTGCTTAAATACTTTTAAGTGACCGTCAATAGCATCGAACATCATTCCATCAACTGTAACCTTAATCTTGGACTCTACCGCCGCACCCATAGCCCTATCCATCTCAATCGGGTTTTCTGCAAGTCGATTAGACAAGATTCTAGTGGCTTTTTCGTCAGAAGTGATAGTTCTACTAAGAGGATCAAAGCCTAACTTTTCTGTAACCGCTTTCGCTAGCTTTCCTTTAACCTGTATATCCTGAACGGCCTCTGCCGCTGATAGAGAGGCATTCTCACCGCGAGCTATTCGACCCTCTGGATTCATACTTACCTCAATATCCTTAAGAGCTGAATCTGGATCATGCCCAGCATCAGAGAGCATATTTCTAACGCCAACAGGCGTAGCGCCTAAAATCCCACCAAGCAAACTAGCCGCCGTTATATTTACAGCAGACTCACCGTAAGTTCTTTGAAGTTGGGAATAATGAAGCCCCGCTTCTGTTGCGGTAGCAGATAGCATTGATGCGCCGCTAGTAGCAGCTCCAGCTTGAAGAATTGAAGCTCCACCTCGATAGGTTTTATAAGCAGTGCCGCCAACAGGAACCAAATTAATGGGATCAACAATAGCCGCCATCATGGTAGGTACAAAGCCGCCATTTTCTAGCTTTGCTCTATCTTCGGCCTCTCGCTGGAATTGCTGCCTAACCGCCTCGATCTCATCCGTATTATCTGCCAAGATTGCGTGATCTAGAAAACGATCATCTAGCTTCTCTTCTTCCGTTAAGAAATCAACCGGATTAAAGTCAGGGTTAGTTACTGAGCTATCAGGTAAATTACCATTCTTAGCAAGAAATGATCCGACAGTATTCTCTATTCTGTAGGCCGCTCTTAACTTCTCCTTAAATGAGACGCCATCATCAACCTCAACATCCTCGATTCCTACAGCCTTCCCTAGAGCTATCTGAGCATCTTGATCAGCAATAAAAGGCATTAGAGCGCCCTCAAACTGTTTCGGTCGAAATCAGCAGCATCTATACCGCGATCCATCCGCTTTTGCCTTCGTGCTAGCGCGGCTTCTACGTTTTCTGTTTTTCTAGCCTCTACTTCTGTTTTCATGTCTGGCATCCAGTTATCTGACAATGTGTAAAATACACCATCAATCATAACCTTTACTGCGTAAGTTGGTTGTCCTATCTCCGCCGTTCTAGCGGTTTGATCGTTAGACATTAAAAAGATATCTTGAATATCAGCGCCAAAAACCTCTTCTCTTACATCCGTATATAACTGATTCTTTATCCATGCAGCATCACCATCAACAGAGTAATAATCCTCTGGTGGGTATTTCATAACACTAGGCTTATCTAGCGCAGTAGAAACACCCCAATTGCGTTTGATCGTCTTATCAGCCTTATCAAAGGCATCAGACTCGCTGGAGCCAGCCTTTCTGAATGCCTCGTACAGATCACCGTACTCTTTAGCCATTTGATGCTTAGATAATTCATCAGGAACAGGATCATTCCACACGAACAACTTTTTAAAAGCCGACTCTGATCGATAGAGATAAAGCGAGGGCGATTTAGTTTTTTGCGCTTTTAGTAAAGATTCTACCGCTTCAATTCTATTTTTATCCTTTGGGTTAGTCGCTTCTCTGGCTAACTTAACCGCTTCCTCTGGTGACATATTCTCCATTAGATTCGTAACTGTCTGAATATATGCCTGCTGCTCAACGGGAACCTTATTAACCACGCCATGAATATCATCTATTCGATCAATCAGCCGCGCAGCATTAGCTAATAGCTCTGGATTATTAGAGTTGGCCGCATTCGTAACCTCTTTAACAACGGTGTCAGGTACCAGCTTTAAACGATCAACATATTCCGCTGTAACGGCTCGCTGAACCTCTGGGGGTTGATTTTGAATCTGAGGCAATACGCGCTCATTGTAATAGGAGTCTGCAACTTTTGGATTAATGATCTGCGTATCATCACCGGCCACCCTTGCTTCAACGCTAGAGAAGTCCATCTCCTTTTGAGCTGCCTTAGCATTAGCTATAGATTCACGCTCTAGCCTTGCCGCCTTTCGATTTAACTCTGTTTGAGATCGAGATATAAACGAATCCCACTCATCAGGAGCAAACCCACCAGGGCGCTTACCAGATAGTTCATCTAAACGAGTGAAAGCAGCTTGCTCACCTTCATCATCGAAAGTGCGGACTAGCTCGCCAAGTTTAAACTCTTCTGTTATTGCTCGATCAAGATTCCGCTGTTGTGTCGCTGCCTCCGCGTCGGAAATGTCGCCCATAGCAACACGGGACTGAATTCCCATAAAGGCCGCTAGTGCGCTTTCAGCCGAGCTTTCAGCATTGCCATCTCTAGCGAAGCCAAGCGCATCATCTGTAGCCGCCTCGATCTGATTTGATACCTCACGGGCATTCTCTTTATGAGTTTTCGCGATCTCATTATTCTGTACTTTAATTCGATTGGATGAAATTAAAGAGTCAAGCGAGCCACTAACTACATCACGTGCAGTTGGATCAACATTATTCAAAGTAGCTGCACGATACGCCTCAACCTGATCGTTATACGCTGCCAAGTTATTAGGATTCTCAGCAGTTATCCTAGCTATCTCTTCCCTATTGTCACGATCAATTGACGCAACATAAGCAGCACGCAAACCTTCGTTATAAGCCTTAGCTGGTATCTTTCCGAAGAATCCCTCTTTCTTGAACTCTGGCTGCTCACCTTCAGCAAAAGCCTGTTGCCCGCGAGTGTAAGCCTGCTCTGCTACCTTCTGAGCGCCAATCTGCGCCTGTTGAGCTGCAAAGCTATCTAATCGAGCTGTGAGAGAGCTTGTATCAAATCTAAATGTAGATGCTGGGCGTATCTGTTCCGTCTCTGTGAATCTAGCCACCAGAACCTCCAAACGATCCCATCATACTAGAGCCTTTCTGAAGTAATCCTAGACGCGCTGATATCTTAGCCATCTTAGCCTTAGTCCTAGCGCCAGTCCTGCGAGCCAATACATCCAACTCAGTAGAGAATCTATCCCGCTCTGAAGCTGTTTGTTCACGCTGTAAAGAATCCTGAAGAATAGTTAAAGGCGAACCCTCAAAGGCTGCAATACCCTTAGCTCCCGCCATGGCATTCTGAGCTGCCAAGGATGACGCCAATCGATCCTTTCTATCGGCCTCTCGCTGCACTAGGCGCAACTCTTCTTGCTTAGCTGCTACCTCTGCTTGACCTTCTTCTATATCGGCTTGAGCCTCTTTAGAAGCCGCGCTAGCTAGGCTGGCACCCGCCGAAATTATTAACGCTGCCATTGCCATTACTGCACCCCCACCTCTACCGCAACACTTAAAATAGTCATTGGCACTGGTTCCTCTTGCGTAATTGTCACAGTTGCCACGTTATCCCAACCCATCAGCCAGATATCTTTTCTATCAGTCTCAGGAGTTGGATCACTAAACACATCCTCACCCATCACCTTACTGACTATTCTAGCTCTTTGACCGGATGAATTCTTGATTATAATTCCGAGGCTTTCAAAGTAATCAACCGTGACTCTATTGATCTTCTTAGGTTCAGCGAAGTTAGGCCCATTCTGTAATGGGATGTTTAAAGGCATAGTCTCTATTAAAGGCGTAAAGTTTAACCCTACCTCTGTACAGCTCTTAGTTGCATCCACCGTAACCTGTCCACCAGATACAACCGCAGTGCCTTCAAAAGCGCCATCGCCAACAATATTAACCGTCAACCCTTCTAAATGACTCAAACCAGTGAACGTACCGCTACCAGGTGTCGCAGTCTTAACGCCGAAATCCGTTACCCTGTCAGAACCAAACCGGAAGATATAGGACGTGGTGCCTTTGGTAAATAACCCAAATACCTGATCGTTAAGTACAGCAATATCAGTAATTGAGAACTCTTCGAACTCCCATAAAGTAAAGCCTGTTACACCTTCAGCCCCCAGCGCATTATATACCAGCAGCGAGCCATCACTATTCACAAAATAGGCGTAATTGGAGTCAATCTCAGTATCACCCCTAAACGCTGCCATGCGCGTAGGGTTATTCAGAATATGATTAGCCAATAAGGTAATAGAGTTAGAGTTATAGATGTTCGTCACATCCGAACTCTGTACAAACTCACGAATAGCATTACCGGTACGCTGAAAATATATCGTTGTCCCGTCTAGCGTAATAGGGCGCACATTCTTAGAGCCGAAGTTAGTCTGAGGAATAGCCGCCACATTTTCAGGCGTAATAGGAGAGTTAGGTATATAGAACTCTTGCCCTGTGGTGAATATCTGCAAAGCCCTGTTCGAGAAGATGGATTGAATAGAATTTACTTGATCTGTATCAAGCGTGATATCTATCCCCTCATCAGCTCTAGCTTTGCCGCCATCGAAGTTAAAGAAATCATTAACCACCGAACCCCATAGAGTTGATGGCCTAGACTTAGATCCACCAAAGTACAATCTACCCTCATGGAACGTAACAGACTGCGGCCAGCCTCGACCTGCACTCCATACATCCTCTGACCTTGGTATACCCTTCTGCGTCTCGCTAGAAGTTACGTTGAACGTGGTCAACTGAGTGTAAACCGCTGTGCCTGTGATTAACTCCCAATCCTTAGCCGCCTCATCCGCAAACGTCACATCGTATTGTGTGACAGAGACGTTAGCCACTGTAATGCCTGAATTTGGCGTATTGGGTAAGTCTAATAACGCATCCTGTATAAGCTGGGCATTAGTCGCAGCATCGCCACTAAAAACCAGATCATCAGTAAGAATACCATCCAAACCCAATCTATACCGGTCTGAGGTATTCTGATTAGCAAACGTTATGCGCTGTATCTCGGAGGTAGGAGTCGGACTAGACGCGTCGTCATAGTCATACTGGGGAATATTGGTTAAACCTAATGTAGAGATAGTCCACGCCGTATCTGACGTTCTTACTATCTTTCTAGGCTCTACATCAGGCTGCACGATAACTACCGTATCAGCAGATTGAACGATGTCTAAATCCGGTATCTGTGCTGCAGTGTAGGGAATAGTTAAATAGTCATTACCAGAACCATTGATATTAGTCTGGAGATCATCGCCATTCTTATAGATATACATGCGCGAATCAGCAAACCCAAGCAAGTATTCTTCTTCAGTCGAAAACTGAAAAGAGAATATTCGATCAATAGTAGGGCTTGATTGCTCATCGATATACTCAGAACCCTGCCTACGCGATAGCCCACCTTGGATAATAGGTGTGACGTTGCGCGCTTGCCTTGCCCCATTGTAATAGACAGCCAGATCAACACGGCCTAACAATTTAGGATCTAGCTCCCCCGAAGTGAAGTTAGACTGCATATTCCAAATTTTAGGCATTAGCTCTCACCGAAGAAAGAAAAGTAACCGTTTAATCTTACATCTGTAAAAGGCTGATCCTGTATAGCCTCTGGTGGATGACTCTTAGCGTCTGCCGCCATAGCTACAGCCAGCTCTCTGTTAAACTTCTGCTCGTATAGAGCGTTCTTCTGAGTATCGTTTGTAATCGAGATAGCGAAATCAGCGGCCAATTTGTACTGCATTGCCTGTACGAAATAAGTAGGCAATTCTTCAGGGCTTACCTGGTAAGTGTAATCGGCGTAAAGCTCATCAACATTCGCGTAGAGCTTGTCGCCAAATATCTGATAATTAGCACGAGGCGTAACACGATGGATAGTTATCGCATCTGTCGGAATCTGGAAGGCGTATTGCCAATTTTTTAAAGGAGTGGCCGTTAACCTGCTTAGCTGTTGTTGCTTAACAGAAAACCGCCAATAAGTTGTGGAGAGTAAATATCTTAACGTTGTATCAAAAAGGGCGTCACCTACTACAGCGCCCGCCCCTTGATCTGCGTTAAAACTAGAGATTGCACCATGCCCAACAAGGAGCAAAGCATTTGAAACGATGTCAACCTTGCTGGACATGAGTTACCTCTTATGCAGAAGTTAGAGCTTCACCTACTGTGTAGGTCGATCCTGATACAGAAATATCATTAAAACCGAAGCCATCAGAGCCTACAATTAAAATCATATCGCCATCAACCAGGCCATAATCCACAGCATCATTAAAGTAACCCGATGCACGAATAGCAGCCAAAGTAGCCGACTCAGTGTAGATGAAAAGATTGGAACCAGCCGATGAGCTGTGAACCGCTGCTAGTGTACCGTCTGCGAAAGCCATTAGATCACCCCCTTATACTTGATAGTTAACACGGATGATACCAGCATTCTCACGAATGACAGCACCAGAACGAAGCATACCGTTAGAAAGCCAGGAGGTTTTCTGTGGCACCCAATCAACTTTGGTCATCATGTCGATCTTGCCAACAGCATAACCAACCGCACCTTTATGCCATGCGAACGCACGCTGATCGGTAACAACAGGTAGGCCGCCTTCAGTACGAGTACCTAGAACTTTGAAGTTCATACCTAAGAATGTATTTAGCTCACCATTCACCAACGCCTTAACAGTGTTGAAATCAGAGCTAGTTACTTCAGTATCAGCCAATAGATCACGCAAGCCTTTAGGAGTAACAGCAATGTACTTGTCACCGTCCTCGATCTCTAGGTCCTGGAATCGCTCATTTACTTCACGAAGCTTATCTACTGTTAAACCAGCAGCGCCGGTAACAATATCCAAACCTTGATCGGCACCAGAAGGAGTAGTGTTGTATGTACCACCGTTGAGAGTATCGATAATCAATTGATCTTCACGACGACCCAAAGCCTTGGCGATTGTCTGAGCTAGCTCATTCATCTCGTCAAAGTTTACTTCGTCATTATCAAAGATATCAGTGTACTCAGGAGCCAGCCAGCGCTGTAGAGTAGCCGCTTGACGGTTGTGATCTACATTCATTGGAGTTACATCGGCTTGAGTAGCCTTCTGGTTAGCGATACCTTGACCCATACGTGTGAAATTGTACGTGTCACCGGTTACGCCTGTGCGTAGAGTTACGCAATTACGGAGACGACCGCGAGCTTGATACTCATGCTTCACTAAGTCGTCAAACTGCTGAACAGCAGCGTTACTTAAATTAATAGACATGGTTTATTCCTCTTGTCTACGGCTTGTTTCTGCCGTGTGATCCTAGATAGGGACGGCCAAAAACAAATATTTAAAATATTTTCGGTTTGTCGCTATC